TAACTTCAAGAAACTTGAGAAAGTTGTCAAGTCTGGTTTGTTCTATCCTATCTTTGTTACTGGTCTGTCTGGTAACGGTAAGACTCTGATGATCGAACAGATTCACGCTAAACTCAATAAAGAGTTGATCCGTGTGAACATCACCATCGAAACTGATGAGGATGATCTGCTCGGTGGTTTCCGTCTCGTTAACGGTGAAACCAAGTTCGTTCCCGGCCCTGTTATTGAGGCGATGGAACGTGGTTGTACTCTGCTTCTTGATGAGTGTGATCTAGGTTCTAACAAGTTGCTTGCCCTCCAGCCTGTGCTTGAAGGTAAGGGTGTGTTCTTGAAAAAGATCAACAAGTGGATCACTCCTAAAGATGGGTTCAACGTGATGGCAACTGCCAACACTAAAGGTAAGGGTTCTGAAGATGGACGCTTTATCGGAACCAACATCCTCAACGAGGCATTTCTTGAGAGGTTCGCTATCACGATGGAACAGCCCTATGCAGCTGCGGCAGTCGAGAAAAAGATTGTTATCGGTTCGATGGCGAAATACGGCGAAGTCGATGAAAAGTTTGCTGAGAATCTCGTAACGTGGGCTGAAGTCATCCGTAAGACCTTCTATGATGGTGGAGTTGATGAAGTTATCTCTACTCGCCGTCTGGATCACATTGTGAAGGCCTTCGCTATCTTTGGTGACAAGATGGAGGCAATTGAGATGTGTGTCGCTCGGTTCGATGAGGATACTAAAGAATCCTTCCTTGACCTCTACACCAAAATTGATGCCGGTATTGTTACTGGTGCTAATGAAGAAGAGGCCTATTCAGAGGACGCTGTTCCTACTGATGATGAACCTGCCTTCTAAAAAAAGTAAAGGAACTTGACATTCCTGTCTGGCTCCTTTACTATATAATAGTGACCATGCCATAAAGGGTGGTCATTATTAACATCTTGCTTATTAAGGAGATAAAAAATGGTAAGAAACACTTTAAGTCTGATCGACAATTTCAATCAACTAACCCCCTATGCTGTAGGCTTCGACAAAGTATTCAATACTTTGAATCGATATGTGGATAATAACGTCAATTCCACAGGGTTCCCACCGTACAACATCCAAAAGGTAGGTGACAACAATTATCAAATCGAAATGGCTCTTGCTGGTTTCAGTAAGGACGATATCGAGGTGGAAGTGGCAGATGGTACTCTGTCGATTCGGTCAGATAAGAAAGAAGAAACTGATGATGAGTTTACTTATCATCGTGGAATTTCGTATCGTAAATTTGAACGCAAGTTTACTCTTGCAGATGATCTAGTGATAAACGGTGCGAAACTTGAGAACGGTATGCTTACGATTGACCTCGAGCGTATTGTTCCAGAAGAGAAGAAGCCACGGCTGATTAAGGTCGATTAATTCTCTTATATAATGAGGAAAGGGAGTTGACTTTCAGCTCCCTTTCCTTTATTATTAATAATAATTGAAGGAGATTTTTATGGGAATTCGAATGTTTGATGTAGACCCCACCCAAGCCCTAGACGGGTTAGACGGTCAAGTCGCTAAAGAAGATACAACACAGGGTGAAGGCCCTACTGAAGAGAGATTTTTCGCTGATCCAAACAAAACTAGAGAGGAAAGACCAAAGGTTGTAAATAGACCAAAAGATGCTCCTCGTTTTGGTGTGAAGTTTGAGGACGGTAAACCAGTGCCTAAAAATCTCGGCCCAGCTGGTAGTGATGCAATTTACAAAGTGTCTAATGATACTGATTTTCAAAACAGAGAAAATGTTCCACCCGCCGCAGATACGCCTGAAGCTGCTGATGCAAGGGAGTTTGCAGAAGAACTTGCAAAACAAGAGGATGCAATCGAAGAAACTAATCATGGTTTACGATATGCTATTCGTCCTATCAAAAATTTTGCGTTGGCTCGAATTGAGTTTCCTGATGAAATTATTCAAGAGATCAACGATCATATCGACAATGTAATTATTCCAGCAGACTCTAGTTATGCTAGTGGTCTTGTTGGTCAATTGAAAAATGGAGAGAACTCTGCTCAGTTGGATTTTCCATTTAGTGATGAAGTTGGTAAATCTATCAAAACAGTTCTAGACCAGATTGGTAGTACATATCTGAAAAACGGCTATGATCGTGATGCTCAGGCTGATTGTTATCAGTGTTGGACTAATCATGCTTATGCTGGTGATTATAATCCTTTGCATGATCACGGTGTGCAAACGGCTGCTGGTCTATCAGGATTTCTTTGGTTGCAAGTTCCAGAGTGTATTGAGAAGTTACCTGAGTTTAATCCTGAGATCAATAATGCTGGTGGTGGTATTGATGGGTTTACTCATTTGGTCTGGGGTCAGCATAGTCGCCGAGATATTATGCAGCTAAAGGCTCAGACTGAAGAATATGTTAAACCAGTTGTAGGAACCATGTTGGTATTTCCACAGTGGTTGAAACATCAAGTATTGCCATTCTTTGGTGATGGTGAACGTAGGTCTATGGCTATGAACTGGAATGTTTTTGATTCAGACAATGAAATGCGTAAGTATATGTCTGAACGTGAACTGGCACAATATAAGGCACAAAAGGAGAAGCTCGAGAGTGCGTAAAATTGAATACAAATATAATGAAGATGCTGCTCTTACGGAATTGTCAGAGTACATTGACTCCACTTATGATGAACACTACAGCAAGAATAGGTTTCAGGCTACAGAGTTCATCATAGATGGTGGTCACGGTGAAGGATTTTGTATCGGAAACATACTGAAGTATGCACAACGATATGGAAAAAAGAACGGTAAAAACAGAAGTGACTTGCTAAAAGTAATTCACTATGGTATTATCGCTCTACACATTAACGATATGGAGAAATAATATAATGAAACTTAGTAATGAAACGGTTGCGGTGTTGAAAAACTTCTCAACGATTAACCAAAACCTTGTGATTAAGGCAGGCAGTAAATTGTCTACCATGTCAGCAATGAAAAACATTGTGGCTTCTGCTGATGTTAAAGAAGTCTTTCCACAGGATTTTGCAATCTATGACTTGAACGAGTTTTTGGCTGCAATATCTCTTTTTGATACAGTTGATCTAGATTTTAAAAACGACTTTGTTGTAATTACCGAAGACGGTAATCCACAAAGGTCTTTACAGTATTGGTATTCTGATCCGTCTGTAGTGACACATCCTAAAACGGATATCACTATGCCTGATCCAGATGTGCAATTTGAATTTGCATCTTCTACTCTTTCTGAAGTGCAGAAGGCTGCTTCGATTATCGGTGCGCCTGATATGGTTCTGGAAGGTATGAGTAAAGGTAACGCTATCATCAAGGTGACAGATAAGAAAAACGCAACTGCAAATGATTTTAAAGTTGGTTTGCCAGTTGATGAAACTACAAAGGATGTTCCTTACAAATTTTGGTTCAAGGTTGAGAATTTAAAACTCATTCCTGGCTCGTATGAGGTGAATGTATCTTCTAAGAAGATTAGTTACTTCTCAAATACAAAAGTGCCTGTGCGATACTTTATTGCACTAGAACCAGAATCGTCATATCCAAATGAGTGATACATTTTTATGGGTTGAACAATATCGGCCAAGAAATGTAGATTCATGTGTTTTACCTAACACTCTTAAAACCACTCTGAAAGATTTTGTGAAGGAAGGTCAACTTCCTAATCTAATTCTTTCGGGTGGGCCAGGTGTAGGTAAGACTACAGCTGCCAAGGCTCTCCTTGAAGAACTTGGCTGCACGTACATGATGATCAACGGCTCGGAAGAGTCTGGTATCGATATTCTCAGAACCAAGATCAAAAACTTTGCCTCCACTGTTGCACTTGAAGGTGGTCGCAAGTATATCATTCTGGATGAGGCAGATTATCTAAATCCACAATCTACACAGCCTGCCTTACGTGGGTTCATGGAAGAGTTTCATGCAAACTGTGGATTCATCCTAACCTGTAATTACAAGAACCGTATTATTCCGGCCCTGCAATCACGATGTAGTGTAATTGATTTCAACATTCCCGTAAAGGAAAAACAAAAGCTTGCATCTGAGTTTTTTGCTCGCACGATCACCATTTTGGATGAGTGTCAAATTAGATACGATAAGCGGGTGGTTGCAGAAGTTATCAATAAATTCTTTCCCGATTGGCGTAGAGTACTAAATGAGCTACAGAGGTATTCTGTTTCTGGTGAGATTGACGCTGGTATTCTAGTTGATATTGCTGAAGTCAATGTTAAGGAATTGATAAATTGTATGAAGGGTAAGGAGTTTACAAATGTTCGTAAATGGGTTGTGGATAATCTTGATAACGATCCTACTCGTTTGTTCAGGCGTCTTTATGACAGCCTTTATGATCATGTGGATGGTTCTAGTATCCCTCATGTTGTTGTGGTTTTGGGCGAGTACCAATATAAGTCTGCTTTTGTCGCAGACCAAGAGATAAATATGCTTGCATGTTTAACTGAAATTATGGCAAGGGCGAAGTTCAAATGACAATAGAGGTACATGATAATTTATTAGAGCCACATTCAGCTGAGTTGATTGAAGACTTTATGAAAAATCATCTACGTTGGCGGTATTATTATTCTTCACATAGAAACAAACTTGGTTGGCACTGGCATGTTTATTGTGGTCAAACAGAGGAAGAAGTTCGTAACAACGGCGCAGAATTGCTTCTTCCAATTTGGGAAGCCGCTAATCAAAAACTTTCTTTGAAAGAACGATTTAGAATACAGGGATGGAAGAGACTGTATTGTAACGCTCACACATTTGGAGTAGAACCAAATATTCACACAGATGATGGTGATTTTACCATGATCTATTATCCCCAAACAAACTGGAAAATAGAATATGGTGGTGGCACTTTTGTATACAAAGAAGATGCAGAGACAGTTGATACGATTGCAGAGTATCGTGGTAATCGTGTCTTAATGTTTGATGCACATCTACCGCATCAAGCACAACCAGTGGCTAAAAACTGTTTAGAGCTAAGAATGTGCGTTGTTTTCAAACTTTGGAATGAAGGTGCTAATCGTGAACGACTCGATGTCTACAAAGATACAGTTTCTTAAAGTTTATGGTGCTGATCTATGTATACATAGTGGCGGCACACTCTTAGAACATCTGGAAGGCACTAGGGACATTCTACGCAAAGAAGGAGCTCCAGAGTATCTACAGGATG